GACGCGGCCTCGGCAATCGCCCGCTGCCGGCGCGCCATCGCCTCGGCGTATTCGCCCCGGACGGCGGCGAAGACGAGGCGCAGGTCACCCATCGTCGTCTTTGCCCTCAGCGGCCTCGCCGACCAGCCGGCGCACCGCCTTGGGCTCACCGCGCGATGCCAGCGCGTGCAGCGCGACGAGCGCGGCCTGTTCGCGCCGGCGCCGGCGCGCGGCCAGCACGAGATACCCGGCGATCTGCCGCGGCGTGTAGTGCCAGACGGTGTCGGGCGGATGCCCGATCGCGATCAGTTGCTCGATGCTTTCGGCTAGGCCGCCGCGCCGCCGCTGCCGCCCGGGGCGCGGGCGGCGTCGAGCAAAGGGCCGAAGACATCTCCGGGCAGGCTGAGCGCGATCGCCTCCTGCATGACCATGCTCGCCTCGGCGAGCGTCAGATTGGCGATCGCCGCGCGCTCGACCTTCGGGTCGCCGCATTGGCCGACCCCGGCGGCGATCACCGCCGCCAGTATGCCGATCTGGCCGGAAGCCGACGGGTTGTCGATTTTCTGCCCCTCGACCGCACGCGCCAGGTCGGGGAAGCGGCCGTAGAGGTTTGCCCAGTCGCGGGCGGCGATGCCCTGGAGGCGCAGCTTGACGCCGCGCACGGTGATCTCTTTCGCCGAGATCTCCGGCGGCGCGATGTCGAGAAGGCCGCCCATCATGCCAGCACCGGCACCCAGGCCGTCGCATCGTTCCAGTAGAACTGCGCGGTCTTGCCGAAGCTGTCGACATAGACATCAAGCGTCATCGCCAGCTCGCCCGGGTCGGTCGAGTCCGAGTCGAGGAGGGTCAGCGTGCCGTTCGGCGTCAGGATGGCGTTGAGCGCCTCGATCCGCACCGGCGGGCCGACATTGTTGTCGCCGACGAAGATGAACGAGCCGGTGACCTGGCTCGCATCGAAGATGCCGAAGGCGACGGGGGCGGTGATCGTCACGCTGAGCCCGACCGTCGTCGCGGTCGTCGCGCGGTCGAGCGTCTGGTCGCTGCCGTCACCGCCGCCCGCCGAGTCGAAGACGAAGCTGGCGCCGGCCGCGATCCCGGTGCCGGCGACGAAATAGCGCCTGCCATGCACCAGCCCGGTAATGCTGGCGATGTTGTTGAGCGTGAGGTTGGTCGCGATATCGGCCGTCGTCACCAGGTTGACCGCCGCCGCCTGGGTCCCGCCGAACATCAGCGACGTGTTTTTCGCCGTCCACTCCATCATTGTCAGGGCGAAGCTGAGGTTGGTCTGGTTGACGAAGGTCTTGATTTTCGTCCGCTCGCCGCCGCGGGCAGCGTATTTGTCGGTCTTCTCGACCGCCGGCGTCACCTCGACCAGCTGCATGTAGCCGAGATCGAAATAGCCCGCCGCGCCGGTGCGCTTGAAGTAGCCGATGCCGGAGCCCTTGTAGAGATTGTCGGCATTGGGCGAGGTGTCGGAAACAGCCATCGCTGGCCTCCGTTAAAAGGAAGTCAAAAGGAATATTTCAGAGTTCGGCGTGCAGCAGCGGATACTGGAAGGCGAAGTTGAGCCACAGCTCGCCTTCGACCTTGGCGCCCTTCTCGATCCCGGTCGTGCAACCGTCGTAGCTGACCCGGCCGTTTGTCCCGACGATCGCCTTCAGCGTTGCGTCGTCGACGATCGCCTTGATCGCCGCGAGGCGGATCCCGTTGAGCGTCGTCCCGACATCCTTGGCGGCGGCTTCGACGACGATGCGGATCGCCGGGTTCATCTCGATCGTCGGATTTTGATCTCGTCGATTTTCCGTCGCCCTGCTCTCATCGCCGTCCCACAGCACGATCCAAGGGCCGCTGGCGGCGGTCACGTCTTCCTGCATACGCGCAGTGCGCTTCACCCCGGCGATCGTGTCGGCGATCGCCAGCAGCCGCGCGCAGATCTGTTCGCGCCGGTCGGTGCTCATGGCGTCAATCGAGGATCGAGGTGCGGATCGTCAGCGCGCCGGTCAGCAGCGTCACGATATTGCCGCCGGCATCGGTCAGCCGCAGCTCGTGGCGGTAGATGCCGCCGAGCGTGGCCGTGTCGGCGGGGTCGAGATGCACGGTGGCAAGGCCGGCAACCTCATCGGTGACCTCGATCTCGACCGGCGTCGCCTTGCGCAGGACTGCGTCGTCGGCGAAGCGTTCGGCCATGCCCCATTCGAGGCTTGTTCCGGTGAGGTCGAGCGCGGCGCCGGCCTCATCGAGCAGGCTGACATCGAGCGCCACGTCGTTGCCGGCGTAGATCGTGATGTCCTGCCCGGTTTCGGCCATCCGGCGTCTCCAAACTCGTCATGCGGCGAGCCGACCGACGATTGCCGTTACGGCACGACGGCCGATGACTGAAGTCGCCGCGCGCCGGCCGATGATCGCCGCCGGGGCCAGGACCCGCCCGACGAGCGGGATATGCACGATCAGCGCGGGCCCGCTCGACACGGTGCCGACAGAAGCCAGAGCGTCATCGGCCTCGGTGACCGAAGCTGCGCCCTGAACCTTGACCGTGCCCGCTGCGGCGAGCGCATCGTCGGCCTCGATGACCGCCAGCGTTCCTTCGATCGCCGCCGTGCCGCCGCCGGTTGCCGCAAGGCTGTCATCCGCCTCGGCGATGGCGGCGGCGCCGCGAACGGCGGCGGCAGCGGTTACCGCGACCGTATCGGCAGCCTCGGCGATCGATGCCGCGCCCTGCGCCTTGACGGCGGTTGTGGCGGCCAGGGCGTCGTCGCCCTCGGCGAGAGCGGCGGCGCCCTGAATTCTGCTGACCCCAGTCGCCGCCAGCGCGTCGCCGGTTTCGGTGATGGCGGCGGCACCCTGGATCGTGCTGGCGCCGCTTGCCGCGAGTGCGTCGTCGGCCTCGGTGACCCCGGCCGCAGCCGTTACCTTGACCGTACCGCTCGCCGCCAGCGCGTCGTCAGCTTCCGTGACCGAGAGCGTGCCGTGGATCGCCGGGTCGCCGGCGGTGCCGGTCGCGGCCAGCGCGTCGCCGGCCTCGGTGAGCGTGGCGGCGCCCTGGGCCTTGCCGGCGCCGGTCCCCGCCAGGGCATCGGCCGCCTCGGTGACGCTCGCGGCGCCTTGGATCTTGCCGGTGCCGGCGGCGGCCAGCGTATCCGCTGCCTCGGTGGCGGACAGCGTGCCCTGGATCTTGCCGGTGCCCGTGGCGGCCAGCGTGTCGGCCGCCTCGGTGACCGAGACGCTGCCGGAAATCGTCGGCAGCGTCTCCTTGAACGCGACATAGACGCTGGCGTTGTCGCAGGAGACCCAGGTCGGGTTCGAGGCGTCGGTCGTCCCGGTCGAGATGCGGTGCTCGGCCCGGGCGCACATCTCGGCGGTGGTGCCGGTCGTCGCCGAGTTGCCGTTGGCCCAGGCGGTCCAGTTCGCCGTCGGGGTCAGGCTGGTGTTGTTACCGACCTCGCCGGCAATGCCCCGCACCCGCAGGCAGGCGATGTTGCTGGTTGTCGCGTCGAGCGAGGCGGGATCGGCGGCATCGGTGGCGCCGGTATTGGTCGCCTCGACGGCGATCGTGTTGCCGGCGCCAAACGAGAAGTGACGGGCGGTCATCCCCGTCGCGTCCGACAGCGTGCCGCTGGTAAAGGTTGCGGTGATGAGGTTGCCCGCGGCGAGAGCGTGGGTCAGCACCGAATACCATAGCGAGACGGCTGCCCCCGCCTGCGCCGCCGCATTGTTGTTCGACCAGCCGCTCGCCTTTATCCAGGCGTTCGGACCGCCGGATGAATTGTCGCTGAGATGGTCGACCTCGCCGCCGTCGCCGTCAGCCCCGGCCCCCAGATTGTCGTCCGCGACGACAACGACAACCAACTCGCCGACCGCTGCGCCCCCCGCAGCAACGGTCAGATCAAGGCCGCCCTGATTGTTGGCGCTCGATCCGGCCGAGCCGAGCGAACCGAGATCGCTGAAAGCCATCTAGCGTTTGCCCCGCCTGCGCGGTCGTCAGGCGTTCCCGGCGGTGATCGTGAACCCGGTGATGACGACATCCTGGCCGGCGGCGAGGACCGCGTTGTCGAGCGTCATGTCGCCGCCGCCGCCGGTCGCCGTCACCGTGCCCTGCAGGTGGCAGGTCGAGCCGCCGCTGTCATAGATCCGGAAATGCCCCGCCGTACCGGCCGCATCGGCGCTGGTGTCCTCCCAGGTGCCGGATTTGGCCTTGGCGCCGGAAGCGGCCGCCGCCATCCAGTCGGACGGCAGGGTCAGCGTCGCCAGCACGGTGCCGCTGTCGGCGGCGGCGCAATCGGCCGGCAGCGAGCCGGTGCGGATCTTCAGCACCGGCGCCGTGCCGATCGCCGTCTCGATCGCGTCGAGCCGCGCATTGCGGACCGTCACGCTTTCCTGAAAGGCCATGGGATTACTCCAGAGATGTCAGACGGCTTCGAGCAGCAGCAGGTATTCGCCGTCGGCCTCGCCCGCCGGCGACGGCAGCGGCCGCACCGAGCTGATCCGCCAGTCGGCGCCGTTGAGCGTCAGCATCGCGTCATCGAGATCGGCGCGGACGAGCCCCAGCGCGGCGAGGTCGGCGGCGAGGATTGACGCCGCGGGCTCCGTCGTCTGCACGGCGAGATCAGCGCCAACAGCGGCGCCGGTGCTGCGGTCGATCGCGGCGACTTGATAATCGTTGCCGGCAATGCTCAGCACCGCGGGGGCACCGAATTCGGCGTAGATCATCCGCAGATCGTCGGTCGCCGTCATCCGGCACGATCGCCCGCGGCGCGGCGGCGGCGGCTGGCCGGCGCGGGCTCAGCTTCCTCCGGCTCCAGCGGCGACAGAAGCTCAGGGCCGACCCGCCCGATGTCGCCGGCGATCACCTCGACGATCTCGCCGACCTTGAACTGCACCGTCCGCAAGACGGTGAAGCCGCGCGATGCCGGCGCGAGGTGGTGGCGGCGCGGTGCCGCCTGCTCGTCGCTCAGCCCCAGCACAAAGCCGGGGCCGAATGAAAACGGAGCGCCGTCAACGCGATAATGCATCACTGCAACTCTAGGTCATCGTTGCGAGACAGGCGTGCTGCCAGAACCCGTAGCCGACGTTGCGCCAGGCATCGATGCCGTACTGGTGCGCGTCGTTGTGGAATTCGTATTCCGAGCCCTCCGCGACGACCTTCAGCATCACGTCGGTTTCCTGCTGCCGGATAAACGGCTTGACCACGCCGTCGGTGCGGTAGACAGCGAGCTTGTCGGTCCAGGTCAGCCGCGTGTTCGGCGCCAGCGAGATATCGAACCCCGGCATGCGTTGCACGATGTTGGTCTGCCCGTGCGCCAGCACCGGCACCATCAGCCCGGTCTGCGCGGCAAACCACAAGGGGATCGGCACGACGACGAGAAACGAGCGCGCCGTCTCGTTCATCGGCTCGCCCTGGTCGTCCTTGAAGCCGAGGATCGCCTGGATCGCCTGGGCGACGACCTGCTGTATCTCCTCGGGGGACGGGCTCGTCGTCGAGCCGTGAATTTCGGCGGGCAGCGCCGAGATGTCGATCGACAAATCGTTCGATTGCGAGCCGCTGTCGCCTTCGCTGTGATCAGTGTCGAAGAAATACTGGCCGTCATAGCAGACGGTCGTTTCCGCGTTGATCATCAACGTCGACAGGAGGCTCGCCCAATGCGACTGGGCGCCGTCGGCGAGCTCGCTGATGCGGGCCTGGACCTGACCCGATTTGTCGCGCCGCATCCACCGTATCGGCACGTCGATCGTCGCCTCGAAATGCTTGTTGGCGATCGTGATGCCGTTCTCGCGCCAGCCCTTGGCCTGGCGGCTGCCGACCCATTCGCGCATCCGCGGCGTCATGCCGAGCCAGTTGTAGGTTTCCGATTCCTGGTCCGAGGTGACCAGCATCGAGGTCGCGCCGATCCATTCATTGGCCGGCTGGGCGGCGAGCCGGTCATAGAACATGCCGATGACCGCGCGGCTCGAAAGCGAAAATTCCGTCATGTGGTGGTTTCCTTCAGAGCTGGGTGATCACGGCTCAGGCTTCGCGAGCCCAGATCCCGCGCATCTCGACGACCGCGTAGCCGTCGGCATCGCCAAACGTCAGCGTGACGAAATCGCCGCGGCGCTGCGTCGCCTTGGTCAGCAGCAGGTCCTTGTTGTCGGCGCCGGTGATGTCGGGGCCGAGGATCATGTCGGCCGCCGCCGGGTCGACCTTGACCTGCGTCGTGCCGAAGGCGTCGACCGCCATGATCGTGATGCCGCTGAGCCCGTCGGCGATCGCCGGCAGCGTCAGCGCGTCGCCGTCGCCGTCGAGGGTGACGCAGAACAGCTTGCCGCTGTCCTGGGCGTCGAACGTCTTCACCCCGGTCAGCGTCTCGCGCACGGTCTTGTGCGCCCAGGGGTCGCGGTAGTTCTGCGCGTCGAAATCGACGATGACGACGCCGCTCGCTGCGAAGCGCTGGACAAACCCGACAAAGGCCGCGCCGACCGGGTTGAAGACGAAGGTATCGTCATCGGTGGCGTAGACCGGCTGGCCGATATCGGTGATGACCGCGCCGGATACCGCCAGCCTGATCTTGCCGGCCTCGATGACGCGGACGTTGATCGCGGCGGCGGCGCCGGCCGAATTGTCGGCCTTGCCCTCGGCGAAGCCGACAAACCGGTCGGCGGCATTGAGCGGCCGTGCATGGCCGGTGGCGTCGACCAGTCCGACCGCGGCGCCGCGGTAGATGATGTCCGAGGCGATGACCGGAAATTCGTTGCGCGTACCCGGGTCGAGCGCACGCACGCTGTCGGCGGCTAGGGTCGTCATCGATCAGGCTCCTTTTGCCAGGCGGCGCACCTTGCCGGCCTCTTCGGCCTGCTTGAACGCCAGATACGAATTGAACCGGTCGCCGAATTCGCCGCGTAATTCCGGCGACTTGTCCCATTCGGCCTTGGCCCGCTGCTCGACCGGCAGCGCCGGGTCGACCGCCGGCTCGACCGGCGGCGCCGGCGGCGCGGTCAGTTTGGCGACGGTTTTCTCGTCATCGCGCAGCGCGGCCAGGTGGGCGGTCCCGGCAGCCTTTTGCGCCTTCGCCTGGGCGAGGGCGAACTCGGCCGGCGACGTGCCGCCGTCGATCGCGCTGCGGGCGAGGGCTTCGTAGCCCGGCAACGCCGCCTCCTGGATTTCGAGGATGCGCGTCCGCTCGGCCGCGGCGGCATCGCGGCGTACGGTTGTCAGCAGTGCCGGCTGCGCGGTCTCGGCCGCCGTGCGGGCCGCGGCGGCGCCTTCCTCGCGCAGCGCATTGGCCGCGGCGGGATGCGCCTCGGCCAGCTGCGCCGCCGTCATCTCGTTCGGGTTCGGCATCAATTGCCTCCTTGCTATGGACCGGGCGGGCCCGGGCAGTGAATTGCGGTTGAGGTCGGCGATAACGGAATCGAGCGAGCCGAGCGCATCGGCCATGCCGCGGCTGACCGCCGCGGCGCCGATCTCGACGCCGCCCTGGCCGAAATGCTCCAAGACGTCGGCGGCATCGATGCCGCGATGGCGGGCGACGGCCTCGATAAAGACCTGGGCGATCGCGTCGATCTCGCGCTGGATGTCGGCGCGGCCGGCCTCGGTCTCGGGGTCGAGCCGCTTCCGCGGCGATTGCGTCGAGACGATCTCGCCGCTCGAAATCCCCGGCCGGTCGCCGGTCTTGATCCAGCGCGCGACGGCGCCGATCGAGCCAACCTGAGCCGTGGCGTCGAGCACGACCCGGTCGGCCGCTGAGGCAATCCAGTAGGCGCCGCTGGCGGCGCGGTCGCCGACATAGGCGACGATCGGCTTTGCTCCGCGCGCCGCGAAGATCGCGGCGGCGACCTCGTTGACCCCGGCCACCTCGCCGCCCGGGCTCGAAATGTCGAGCACCACGGCCTTGACCTGCGGGTTGTCGAGCGCCGCCTGGAAATCCTGGCCGAATTGCTCGGTCGAGGTGGCGCCCGAAATTTCGGTCAGCATGTTGGCGCGGCGGAACATCGGGCCGTCGAGCGGCACCACCGCGACGCCGTCATGCAGCTCGACGTTGCGGCTGTTGTCGAGCGGCCGGCCGAGCCGCAAGGCCACCGCCGCCGGCCCCTCGCCCTCGCGCGCGGCGATCGTCATGATCGCCAGCAGGTCGGCGTCGGCGAGCGCCCAGTCGCGGCCGGCGGCCAGGTCGAAGATGTTCATTTTGTGCCGCCGTTTCCCTGATCAGGCGGACCTGCCGAATGCCGACGCCGGTAATAATCGGGCGGGTGCCGCGGCGCCGGAGGCCAGGAAAGCGTGTGGTTATCCCAGGGGTGCACGACGCACAGCGCCAGAAACGCGATAAAAAGCCCGCCAAAAATCCCGACAATCGTCCACGCGACCCAATTCATGCCGGCTGGGCCGCGGTCAGCGGATCGGTCGGGCGGCGGGGGGCGGCAACCACCGGCGCCACCAGCCCGCCGGCGACGCGCGACGTCATCTCCTTGACCGATTGCGGGTGCTTGCGCTCCCAGTCGCCGCCGGTCATCTCGGCGGTTTCGTCGGCCAGGGTCGTCACCCCCATATCGACGCGCTCGCGCGCGGCGTTGACCTCGACGAGCTGGTTGATCTGGCCGCGCGGCGGGCCGACCCATTCGGTGCCGAGATAGGCCGCGCGCAGAAACGGATCGCCGAGAAAGCCCGGCGCGCGGATCAGCCCGCGCGCCACGGCCTCGTAGATCACCGCCTCGTAGAACGGCTGGCAGAGCATCGAGACGAGCCAGGCGCGGCGCGCACGGAAGAATTTCCAGGCCTCGACGAGGGCCGCCTGCGCCGCCGAATAGCTCGCCGTGAAGTGCTTGATCAGGATCTCGAACGGCAGCTCGAGCGCGACACCGATCTGCCGCAGGATCGCCTGGGTGAAATCGTCGAAGGCGACGTTCGGCCGGCCGGGCTGGGCCACCGCGATGTCCTCCCCGTATGCCAGATCGAGAATCAGGCCATTCCCGAGGTGCTGCTCCTTGTCCGGCACGGCGCCGGCTGCGGTCGTGACGCCGCTGAGCCCGTCGCCCTGCTCGGTCTTGACGAAGACGGTGAACATCGCGCCGACGACGGCCGCCATCAGCTCGGCCTCGCGATATTGGTCGATCTGGCGCAGGCTTTCGATGACGGGCGCCAGGTACGGCACCCCGCGTGTCAGCCCCGGGCGCGTGCGCCAGAACAGGTGATAGACCTGGCGCAACCCGGATTGCGCAAATGCCGCGATCTCGTCGGCCGCGGTGTTCGAGGCGCCGTAGATATCGCCCGGATGGCACTGCAAAAAGCGGTAGGCGGTCGGCGCGCCGAAAACGTCGCGCTTGACGCCGCCCGCCATCTCGGCGCTGTCACGCGTCCCCGGCGGGTTCGCGCAGCGATCGGCCTCGACGATCTGCAGGCCCGTCGCCAGCCGCATGCCCGGCCGTTCGACAAAGCGCCGCACGGCAAAGCAATCGCCCGATTCCAGCGCCGAGCGGAAGACGAGGAATTGCAGCCCGGCGAAATTCTGCGTTCGGCTGACATCGCAATCGGTCGAGCCGGCGTGGACGCGGAACTCGCGCTCGATCGCCCGCTCCAGCGCGTCGAATTCCTCGTCGCTGTTGGCGGCGATGCCGCGCAGCACCTCGCGGTCGAGCCGCGACTGCACCATGAGCCCGGTGCCGACGGCATTGGTCACCGTCGTGTTGATCGCGCCCTTGGCGAGCGGCGCGTTCATTTCGAGGGCGCGCGAGCGGTCGCGCAGCACCGGCAAATCCATCAGCGTGTCGGCGTCGGCGCTGCCGGTGCGGGTCTGCCACTCGCGCATCTGGCGGCGATCGCCGCGCGCCCCGGTGTAGCCGCCGGTCATCGCCAGCATCGTCCGCGCGCGCTGCCGGCGCAGCCCGCGCTCAGGGCTGACGTAGGTGACGAGCCGATCGACCGCGTTCGGCTTGACGATAGGCAAACCTCTCACAACGGCACCGCCCCCCGGATCCCGATGCCGCCGCGCGCGGTGCGGGCGAGCCGCGCCGCGAGCTGGTCCTTGCGCCGGTAGAGCGTCGCCAGGTCCGCCTTGGTCACCGAGTTGTCGCGGATGGCGCTGGCCTGGCCGCGCACGAGGATCGCCTCGATCGCCGCGTTGACCGCGTCGAGCTCGGCCTGGTCGGTGGCGATCGTCACAACCGGATACCCCGCGACCTGACCCGGCGCCGGACCGGCGCCATCCATGCCGGCACGATCGGGACCGGCGCCGATCGCCGGCGGTCCGCATCGATGCGTTCGGCCTCCGCGGTGCCGATCAGCACCAGCGGGTTGGTCCGCGTCGCCCCGACGGTTGCGGCAACGATGTTCAGCTTCAGGCCGCGGTGCACCAGGGCGCACAGCGCGGCATAGGCGTAGACGCGGCAGTCGAGGGCTTCGTTGGAGCGGCCGGGCCGCGGCTGCCATACGCGAAACATCCAGCCGCCGACGCGCTTCGGAATGAGCCGCTCGGCGGTCAGCTGGTCGAACCGCGTGCGGTCCCACCAGGCCGGGAAATGCATGTAGCCGGGGCCCGGCTCGGCGATCGCGAGACGCGAGGAGATCGAATCCTTTGCCGCGTTGGTGCCGATCATCACCGGACGAAACCCGCCGGTTTTCCCTTTGCGCGCCTTGCGCAACGGCGGCCAAACCGGCGAGCGCTGGCCCGACCGTTCGCTGGCGCCCTTGATCGCGTGCACCCCGCCCTGCAGCAGGCCAGCATTGTCGCGGCAGAAATTGTAGACGGCCTGCGTGTGGTGGCCGCCCGAGTCTATGCAGGCCGCGAGCGCAACGAACGGCACCCCATCGGCGCGCAGCCAGCGCCTTGTCAGGTAGTCGCGGACCGGCTGCCAGAATTTCGGGTTCTCCTGGTCGCCGTCGAACACCTCGTAGGCGAGCGACCACGATTCCTCGTCATAGCCCCAGCCGACGATTTCGAGCTCGATCCGGTCGCCTTGCGAGTCGATGCCGACCGTGATGACCGCGACGCCGTCCGGCACATCGGCCTTATAGACCTCGCGTCGCGCCAGCAGCAGGTCGGGCTCGACCTCGACCCCGGCCTTGCGCCGGTACGGCAGCCCGAGCTGGGTGTTCCACCAGACCTGCAGCAGGTCCTCGTTGGCCTGCGCCGCGATCCATTTTGTTGCGATGTCGACCGGCCGGTCCTTCGGCCACGGGCTGTAGAGCTTCGACGCCTGAAACCCGGCGTGGTGGTTCGCCACCGGCCAGCAACCGCACTCCGGGCAGCGCGCCCGGTAGACCGCCCAGCGCGGGCCGGCCCACCAGTCCCAAAGCTGGGACAACGCAAAAAGCGACGCAATTTTTTCACCGGGCAATTCGGCCCGCCACGCCGCGTCGTATTCGGCGAGCGGCGAATGCGATTTTCCACAACATGTAAAGGGCCGCGCCTGGTGCCAGCGGATCGTCTGCAAGGCCCGGAGGCGCTCGCCCTCGGACCAGCCCTTGGCGCAGGCTTCGCAATAAATCCCGGCCGTCGCCGTCAGGTGCTCGCCGCCCTCGCCCTTGTCCCATTCGACGTGGCGGAAGAAATCGAGAAACTGCCGGTGGCCGCAATGGGGGCACGCGACCGAGGCGCGGCGCTGGTCGGACTCGGCGTAGCTCGCCGCGATCCGGCTCTCCTCGTCGACGGTCGGCGAGCAGCAGCGGATCGACAGCCAGTTGCCGCCGAACCGCGCGGTGCGCTCCTCGCCGATCGCGATCGGGTCGCCCTCGCGGCCGACCTCGTACTTGTCGACCTCGTCGAACAGCATGACGCGGATCGGCCGGCTCGACAGGTTGGTCGCCGATCCGGCGCCGACGATCGCCAGGAACCCGCCCGGGAACGGCTTGACGGCGATCGATTCCTCGCTCGACCGGCTCTTCCTTGTCCCGACCAGGCCGCGCAGGACCGGGGTGGCCGCGATCGTCGGGGTGATCCGCTCCTTCGAGAAGTCCTCGGCCGCCGATTGCTTCGGCTGCACCAGCAGAATGGGACACGGGTCGAGGTGGGCGAAGTAGCCGAAAGTGTTCAACAACAGCGAAGTCTTTAAGAGCTGCGTCGCCGCCATCGCGGTGATCGTGCGGACGCCCGGCTCGGTCACCGCCAGCATCGGCCCGCGGGCGATCTCGGCCGTCGATGTCGACCACTTGCCGCCGCCCTCGGTCTTGGCGATGCCGCGGTAGCGGTCGGCCCAGTCCGGCACGCTCATCAGCGGCGGGGCGGCAAACCCTCGCGTCCAACTCGCCAGCAGCAGATCAGTTTTTGAGCAGCTCCGGCTCGCCGAGGCCGGCGAGGAGGTGTCTGACATGGGTTTCCAGTATGTCGGTCACCCTCGCCGCAGGAACCTCGAGATCCGCGGCGATCAGCGGACCGACCTGGCCGGGCCAGGCGAGGAGCGCGTCGCGAAAGCCGTGGGCGCATTCGAAAAACGTCGTCTGCGCCTCGTCGAGCGGGATGAGGGCGCCGGCCTTCTTCTGGAATTCGAGCGCCCGCAGCCCGGCGAGCGCGCTGTCCTTGACCTGGCCGGCCGCCGCCTTGGTGCCGGATTTTCCTTCGAGCAGGCCGGCGAGAAATTCGTCGATCGACTGCTGGCGGCGTCGGGGAGCGTCCTCGGCGCTGAATTTTCCGAGCCGCGCCCCTTCGAGCCGCGCATCCGATTCTTCGACATCGACCAGCCCGCTGGCGGTCAGCGACAGAAATCCGTCCTCCGCCCACCGGTGCACCGCCTGCCGGGTCACGCCATGCAGCCGGGCAAAGGCGGATTTTGTGACGGCCGTCAACCGTCAACCAACTTTCGAGGGATGCAGCTGGCCACCATCGGCACTCTGCAAGTCCTCATAGCGTGGGGCGGCCGACAGGACCCGTGATCGGTCAGGCCGCGGTGCGCTCGTCGGCTTCGGGCACGAGGCCCCAGGCCGCGCGCAGCAGGCGCGAGCAGCGGCGCATCTCGGCCATGTTCTTTTCGCTCGGATCGGCCTGGCAGCGCAGGATGGCTTCTCGCAGCATCTGCCAGGCCTCGTTCTCATCGGGGGGCATGTCCCTTCTCGCTGGCGATTGTCGTCGATGACCCAAATGGAGTCGTCGCCGCTCAATCCCAACCTGAAGGATCAGGCGGCCGCCTCGATGCGTCTTTGCTTGCGCGCGGTGCAGCGCAGCGTCCAGCTCGTGCCGATCGTCGTCTTGGTGTAGCGCTGTTCGACGACCTCGGCGCCTAGATCGGCGACCAGCGCATCCTTGTCGAGGCTCTTGCGCTCGCCCGGCGGCGACAGCGTGATGTCGAACAGCAGGCCCTGGGCCTTCAGGAGGTCGCGCCGCACGCATTCCAGCTTCAGCGCCTCGAGCTCTTCGTCGATTTCGGCGATCGCCGCCTTGAGGGCGCCCACCTTGTCGGCGATGCCGGCCGGCGTCATCGCCCGGAGGCGCTTGGTTTGCTGGTCGAGCGGCGCGGTCATTCAGCAGGATCCCCGGGGCACGTCGTCGAGCCGCGGGTCGATCGCCGCCCGGATCGCGATCACCGCCTCGTCGGGATCCCGGAAGGCCCGGCTCGCCCCGTCGGTCGCCAGTATGTAAAACCCCTGCGCCTCGCGCCAAGAGAGCGCGATATGCGCCGGCTTCGGTGCTTCGGGGACGGTGCCGTTCATGCTGCCGTCCTTTCGGTGCGCGCGAGGATCCGGCGGACCTGTTCGGCCGACCAGGTCGCCTCCCCGCCCGGCGTCTTGATGCCGCGCGCGGTCAGCGCCAGGGCGAGTTGCCCGAGAGTCGCGCACCCGGCCTTCCGGGCGGCCTCGATGTAGGGGGCGATGTCGAATGCCCGGCGGCTTGCGTTGGCCGATGCCGCCCGCGATGCGTGGCGGGCCGCGGCCCTTGTGCCGCCGCGCGGGTTCGGATTGCCGAGCTTGACCCCGCGCGCCTTCGCCGCGGCGAGCGCCGCCTTGGTGCGGCTAGAGATCTGCTCGCGCTCGTGCTCGGCGACGGCGGCGAGGATGTGGATCGTCAGCCTGGTGGCGTGCGGGTTGTCGCAGGCGACGAAATCGACGCCCGACTCCATGAGGCCCGAGACGAACGAGACGTTGCGCGCCAGCCGGTCAAGCTTGGCGATGACGAGGATGGCGCGGCGGGCCCGGCAGGCCGCGAGGGCCTGGGCGATCTGCGGCCGGTCGTTGCGCTTGCCGCTTTCGATCTCCTGAAACTCGGCGACCAGCCTGCCGCCGGCGGCGCCGACGTGACGCTCGATCGCCTCCCGCTGGGCCTCCAGGCCGAGCCCGGAGGCGCCCTGTGCGTCGGTCGATACCCGGACGTAGGAAACGAAGGCCGGAGCGGAAGGCGCGCCAGCGGGCTTCCCTGGGGGCCTGGCGGGCATTCTGACGCCCTCACAAACCCAAACCGAAAACCACGATCCGCGACGTTCGTTTGGCGGATCGTGAGGAAGCGGCGCAACGCCCCGACGGCCGTGTGCGCCTCAGCCGAAGCCGATGGCGAGGACCGCGCCGATCGCGATCAGCGCCGCCCATTCGGTCGGCAGCAGGCGGCCCTGGTCGCTCGCCTGGCGCTCCGGCGGCAACGCCGCCTGGCGACGGGCGAGCTCGTAAGGACATGCGCCGGGGGTAGTGCGCAGTTTTGAATTTCATGCCGCTTTCGGCTGCCGCGGCTTATAAGGGCCGCGCTTTTTCGGGGCTGGCTCCCGCGCATCAATCAGCGCCACGATATCCTCCATCGTCCACAAGCGATCGGCGACCCCGGCAGCCATTGCCGGTGTCATGCGCAGCGTCTTGTGGATGCGGACGAAGTTGTAGAACACGAAGTAGAGCGCCAACGCATGGCAGTGGTTCTCAACGCGCTTGCTGAACGCGTTAGTCAGCCGCGTAAACCGACGCATCCCCATGCGGATCGTCAGGTTGTGCCGCTCCACGTAGGACGTGCTGACGTGCTTCGGATCAGGCTTGCCGGTGATTGTTGTCGGCCGCGCGCCGACGCATTCGGTCGGGCTGTAGCGCCTAGCCGCGTCTGAGGCGGCCGGCGGAGCGCCGTACATTTTCACGAGCTGCGCGTAATCAACGTCGGCGCCGAACGCTTCCTCGACGGCTTGCAAATAGGCACTGTGCCCGTCCGTGGTGAGTTGCAAGCGGGTCGTGACTCGCTGGCGCAAATCGTCCATGAGCGCCAAAGCGTATTCCGCGTCCCGGCCGCCGACCTGCCACGTCAGGATCAGCTTGTTATCGGCATCGAGCGCCGTCCAAGTCCAGATATCGCCAGCGCCCTGCGGCGCGGCCTTGGCTCTCGGGACGTTCTTTGCCTTGGCATGTACGAAGCTCCAAATCTCGTCGCACTGGACGCGGCGACTTGCGACGCCGCGCATGGTGCGATCGTGGAACTCGGTGCATGCGGTGCCTGCATCTTTGAGCAGTTTGTCGATTGCCGGAAAGGAGACATCGGCTACGCGGGCTATCGCTCGCATGGCCGAGCCTTCGCAAAGCATCGAGAGGACTTGGACGCGCTTGGCGAGAGGGAGCTTATTCATAACGAACATAATACGAAAGCGCTCCCGCATCGTCAACCGAATTTGCAAACCATCATGCAATTTTTCCGTTGAGAATGCAAAAACAATGTGGCACGCTGCCGCTCAACATCGATCGGAGTGGTGATGCCCGTTCCTCGCCTGGACGACGTAAGACAGATCCTTGAGCCGCGCGAAGAAGCGATCGGCACGATTGTGCTCAACGCGTGGGATCGTTGGTGGAACAACTCAGAGCGGCTCGCCCTTTCGTTCCGGCGTACCAGAGCGACGCTAGTCCATCAATACATGATGAACCTGGCGGTGCCGGCATTCGACGGGGATCGTGGTATCCGACCAATCGAGCGACACGAGACCATCTTCTTTGTCGCCGATCAAAAGCTGATTTTCCGGTTCAAAAAAGGCGATGACATCGGCCTTAGCAGCAATATCGAAACGCAATTCGCGCTGGCATTTAACGACCCGCAACAAACGTTGCCGGAGCTGCCAGATGTTGCCCGCGTCGATATCGCGTATGTCTTAAATCCGTTTGAAACCCTGATTAATCGGGTCTTGGTTGTTGCTCGTGACGGCGATCGAGTGGTCTGGTCTTATACGATCTTTCCGCAGCCCGAGGCTTTTACCCTTCCCATCCCGCTCCCTGTTCGACCGTCCCCTCCAGCCCCGCCGGACAACGTGGTGCGGCTGCCGCCGGTCAACAACAAAAAGGAGGAAAAGAGCGAATAGCGGGAGACAGTCGCAATGGCATTCAATGGCGAGCTGCTCCGATTGGGGCGGCAATACCGGGGATTCTCGCAACGCGAATTTGCCGGCAAGATGCAGATCGAGCCGTCAGCGGCGTCGCGCATCGAAAACAATGTAACCGCGGCGCCCGAAGGTTTCGTTGAGCGCGCCGCCGCTCTATTGCATTTCCCCGAGAGGTTCTTTGATCAACCCGACCGAATTTATGGGTTGCCGCTCAGCGTGCATCCATCCATGTGGCGCAAAAAAGCAGCCGTGCCGCAGCGGGATATCGACCGCGCGCTGGCCGGCGTCAATATCATGATGATGCACCTACGGCGGCTGATCCGCGCTGTCGAGTACAAGCCGGCGATCCCCTTGCCAAAGATCGATGTCGAAGCCCATCGCGGCGACATCGAAGCCATCGCGCTCTTGGTGCGCCGCACCTGGATGATGCCGGCCGGCCCAATTGCTGACCTGACGGCTTGGATAGAGCGCGCCGGGTGCTTCGTGATCCATGTTGATTTGCCAGACGCCGCGATGGATGGCGTTACGCTGCGTACACCGGATACGCCACCCTGCATCTTTCTGAACCGAAGAGCGCCCGCAGATCGCATGCGCTTCTCGCTGGCGCACGAGTTGGCGCATCTCATCATGCACGATGTTCCGACTCCGAACATGGAGCAGGAAGCCAATGCGTTTGCCGGCGCTTTTCAAGCACCGGCGAACGACATTCGACCGTACTTCGCCCGGCGCCGTCGGGTTGACCTTCCGCTGCTTGCCAGCCTGAAGCCGGAGTGGCGCATGGCGATGGCGGCCCTACTGTATCGCTCAAAGCAGCTCGGCTTTGTAGACGACAATCAGGCGCGCTATCTGTGGCAGAAGTTCAACATGCACAAGATCAGATTACGCGAGCCGCCTGAATTGGACTTCCCCGCAGAACAACCAGAACTGTTGGCCCGGCTTATCGGGTTGCACCTAGATGATCTAGGATATTCGCTTGATGAATTGGCGGATTTGCTAGTGATCTATACGGATGAAATGGTGAACCTCTACGAAATAAACGTGCCGAAAGGCAGACCGCAGTTACGACTTGTCCCGTAATTTCTGCCAGCGAGCCTGAACCGCCTTTCGAGCCGCGGCACTGCGTTGCTCCGGTGTCAGGCGTTGTGCGCGGACGTGGCCGCCCTTAAGTCCGCCCCGCCGGCCAAGTTCCGCGGCCGGGCTTTTGGGCTGGTCAATATCCTCAGCTTCTTCGCCGGTCGCGATGCGCGCCACCTTGATGGCGGCACCGATCACGTCAGCCGGGCGCTTTTCCCCTCGGGGGCCGCGTGGCATGCTCACTCCATACAAAACCGCTCACGTATGTTATGACCGTGGGATGCGGCGCCGCCGCTGTCAAGGCGGCCGGATTTCAAAACTGCGCACTACCGCGCCGGGACAAGCGGCGGAATGGCAATGGACCGGGCAGCAAAGGGGCTGCCAGCTCGTCCTCATGGCTTCAATATCCGGGGTAGTGGCCGGGATCGGGCGGCGCGGCTTGGCCGGAAGATGCCGGCCTGGTGGTGTCGACGCCATTTGCGGTTCCCGGCTCGGCGCCGCTGCCGCACCACGACTCGCCGAACAGCTCCTCGCGCCGCCGGCGCAGCGCGACAAAGTCGGTCGTCGCGGATCTGAACGCGCTCATCGCGCCCCGGGCCGGCGCGGTTCGAGCTTGAATTCGGCGACGAGCGCCTTCAGCGCCAGGTTGAGGCAATCGAGATCGCGCCGGTCGGCCGCCCAGGCGGCGGGCGGCCGGCGGTTCGCGGTGTCCATGAAGCGAAGGCCGTGCTCGAACACCGCGATGTTTTCGAGGACGTGCAATGCCCGGCCGCCGTGGATCAGGACACGGGCGACCGCCGCGCGCAATTGCCTCGCGCAGCGCCGGTGGATCGTCTCGCGGTCGCTGTCCGCGAGGTCGGAAGCCGGTTCGCAGAGGCCGCCGATCGCCGACGCCAGGTGCGAGCGCGGGGTGTTGCCGTTGCCATAGGTGATGGCGTGGAGCCCGGCATAGATCAGCCCGGCCCGGTGTTCGCAATCGCAGATCTGGCCGCGCAGGGCGAGGATGCCGAGCGGGTAGCCGGCGCGCGGGTCCCGCGGATCGCCGCCGGCGATGATTTCGGCGCGGTGGGCAAGGGTCAACGGGTGACCTCGGTCGACGCTGGGCGATGATCTCAGGCTGCCGTCGGGCTGGCGCTTGCCGCCCTTTCTCGGCCGACCGCGTTGCGCCATGGGCCCCCGCGGAAATGAAAAAGCCCCCCGGCCGGCAGGCGGGAGGCGGATGTCCTGAGATTGAATTTCAGGCGCATCGGAGCGGAATACCCGATTTTCCGTCAAGCCCTCATTTTGCATCGACATGCCGGATGCCCCGCCCGAGCCTGCGCGCACTCCGCGTTGTCGGCGAGGTTGCAATCCAAGTCCGGCGGAATTAGCGGCGCCGATCGTCCAGCCTGATCACCCGCGTGACCAGCTCGGCCACTTTCTCCCCGGCGATCGGCGCGACCGGCACCCGGGCGACGTGCGCCAGCCTATAGGCGGCCTCGGCGATGTTGAGCCAGTGGATCGAGAACACCTCGTAATAGGCCGCCAAGAGCCGGGTCGGCTCCTTGATCGGCGACCGCCCGGTGCGCATCCGCCGATAGGTCGAGACCGCCACCCCGAGCGCCGATGCCGCCTCGGCGTCATGCCGGAACCCGCACCGATGTTGCCATTCCCTCAGCTCGTCCGCATTCATGCCGCGAAAATGTGCGTCCTATCGGCGGCCGGCAATCGGGCGGGCGAGGCGTCACGCCCGCTGGCGCGCGGCCGCCGGCGCTGGGTTCAACCGCTCGCGCAACGCCTTCGCCGGCTTGAACCTGACCTTGCGCCGCGCCGCGATCTGGATCGGCTCGCCGGTACGCGGGTTGCGCCCGGCGGTGACCGCCCGCTCGCGCAGCGAGAACGTGCCGAGGCCGGCGATCCGCACGTCGTTTCCGGCGGCCAGGCCCTCGCTGATTTCCGCAATCATCGCATCGACCGCGAGGCGCGCCTTTGCCTTCGGCAGATCGGCGATGGCGGCGACGCCGTCGATCAGGACTTGAACGCTCATGGCTTTGCTCCTCCAGATGCCCGAACCGGCTCGGCCGGCGGCGGCTCGGCGGATGGGCTTGTCGCGGTGGCGCCGGCGCCGCCGCCCGGCATCACGCTCAACACGCCCGGCAGCTGCAGGTCGGGCGGTCGACGGCGTTTCGCATCGCGTCGGCGCGGCGACGTCGCCGTGCGCAGCGCAGCGGCGGTTGCCGCCTCCGGCGCCGGATCGGCGGGCGGATCGGCCGGCGCCTGGCCATTGCCGGGAGCGGCGCGGTGCACCCGCTCGGCGACCGCGGCCTGCGCCAGCTCGGCGTCGAGCTTGCAGTCGGGCGAGCCCGGCGGCCCGCCGAACCATCGCTCGCCCCAGGTGCCGCGATCGACCCAGGCCTGCGCGTGCAGCCGGTCGTTGGTCGGAAACCGGTTCCACCAGTCCGGCGATCGACCCCACCACAACCGGCGCGCCAGCTGCTCCGGCGGCTCGGCCGGGCGCTCGGGGCGCGCGGCAAGCTGGCCCTCGCCGGCCGGCGGATCGGCGCCGTTGCCGGCCATCGGCTTCGCCTCCTCCGCCCAGTTGAGCCAGCGGCCGCGCCAGCGGGCCGGCGTGTCGGCCTCGCCGGCGTTGCGGTTGCGAAACCGCCGCCACTGCGCGTCGAGGTCGGCCTCGGGCTCGCCCCGCTCGGCGCGCTGCCGCCGCGCCGCTTCCCGCCATTCATCCGGCAGATCTTCCGGTGGGGGGGCCGGCGTCGCGCGCCTGCGCGAAGCCCCCTTCTTCGATTCCGATTCCGATTCAAGTTCAGGATGAGGGCTCGTGACGGCTCTAGAGGGCTCGTGAGCGGTCACTGAGGATTTGGCCGTAGGCGCGGCGGCATCGGCCGGCGGCAGCGGATGGCGATAGCTCGGATGCTGCGGCTGCTGGTCCCACGACAGGCAGATGCCGTAACCGCGCCCGTCGATCTCGTAGGCGGCGATCAGCTGGCGATCGACCAGCTCGATGAGCAGCGCCTCGATGTCGCACGCGTCGAGCGGCAACAGCCGCAGCTTCAACGACAGCGGATCCCACAGGAAGACGCCGTGGTCGTCGGCCTCGTTGCGCAACCCGAGCAAGAGGAGGCGCGCTGCCGGCGAGCTGCGGGCAAAATTTCCCTCGGTCCACTGCGACGGGTGCAACGAGCGGATGCGGCTCATGGCGATTTCCCCCTTTGCACTGCCTGGCGGCGCGATGCCGGGCAGCGTCGATTGCGCGGCTGGACGGCGGACCGCGCGTGCCGTGTCGCTGTTTGGCAATTCGAGCCAGGCGCCGGCGACGAGCCACAGCGCATCGTCCCAGCCGCGCCGGCCCGGCGCCGGCACATGCCGCGCCCCGAGCGCGGCGCAGATCTCGGCCGGGGAGAAGCCGCGGCAACGGCACCAGTGGACGTGTTCGAGCGCCACCGCCAGCGCCTCGGTCTCGGCCGACATCGCCGGAATCCGCCCATCGGGCGGGCTGCCTCCTGGACGGATCGGCCGGGCCATCGCACGGCTCAGCTTCCGGCTGGATTTGTCGGCGAGGCGCCGCTCAGGGCCGGCCCCATTCGATCAGCCGGCGCGCCAGCCTCAGCAGCTTTTCGCCCAGCCACAACGCCGCCCGCCTCATCGCGCGCCTCCGCCCAGTGCCGCCGCGCCGCGGCGATCACCAGGCTGAGCCGGTCGCATTCGGCGATCAGCGCGTCGGCGCGGTCGCCGGAAATTGCCCGCTGGGGCACGCGGCGATAAACCCATTCGTGCGCGGTGCCGAGCGGCAGGCCGAGGAGATGCGCCAGGCGCTTCACCGTGTGGCGCGGCAGCACCGCGCGGATCGCCGCCGCCTCGCTCACCGATTCCACCGTTTTGTGGGGGTCCGCCATTCGCCCTCGCGCCCTATGATCGGGGTGCGATGATGAGAACAACGGAGGACAACCCCATCTCGACGCATCGTCCCCGGGCGCCCTTCCCCCAGACCGATCTTCCCCCAAAAATCGGCCGCGCCCGGGGGCGATCTCCGAATTGCAAAATTGCGATATCCGATCACCGCCCGGCCTCAATCGCCGACGAAGCCTGTCCTCGGGCCGGCCGTAGGCCGGACCCGGGGGACCGGGATCGGCCGGCGCGAGTCGACCAGGGCCGGGATCTGTCCTGGCGCCAATGGCGGGCCGTATTGGGTATCGAACGGCCGCGCGTCGGGCTCCGCCTCGCTGCGGATTTCCAGCCGGTAGGCCTCGCTCTGGGCGAAGATCCGCGCCAGCATGTGCAGCCGGTCGACGGTCTTGCCGCGCACCACCGTGCGCGCTGCCGTGCCGATCTCGACCCACCGCCCGTGCGTGTCCTGCAGCGACACGGTGCCGTGCAGCAGCAGGGCTGGCGGGTGGCCGGTCATGCCGCGCTGTCCGGCGGCGCCGGCAGGCGCGGCGCAAAAATCGATACCGGCTCGGCCGACGGCGCCGACGGATCGAGCGCGCGCAGCGCCGTCCGCGCGCAATAGACGCAAGTGCCGGCATCGCCCGGATGCCGCGCCCGGGGGAAATTGAGGTGCCACAGCCCGCCCGGGCAGTCCTCTGCGTGCCGGCCGCAGAAGGCGCAGTGCCCGATCATGCGATCGCCCCCTGTTGCGGCCAGAAATCGCCGAGCCTGGCGATCGCCGCCGCCGCAGGCCGGGCGGCGCGCCGCGAGCTCCCGTTCCTCGCCGCGTTACACGGCTCGCAAGCCGCGACCATGTTGCCCCAATCGTGGGCGCCGCCATCGCCAAGCGGCTGCACGTGCTCGATCGTGACCGTCGCGAAATCGAGCGCGCAATGACAGTAGGCGCAGCGCCAGTTCTGCGCCTCGGCGAGCCGGTGGGCCATCGCCCGCCGGGCCGCGCTGCCGCCGCGATTTCGGATGCGGCGCCACCGGCCCGGCCGATCCGGCGATCTTCCCGGCACGACATGATCGAGCGGCAGCGCGACCGGCGCGGCGTAGGCCGTCATGGTGGCGCCAAGCTCCGAGCGGGACCGGACATGGGTCCAACCATGACGCCCGGTCCCGCCGGCTCTATCCTCGGTGGTGCCAACCAACCCAGGACGGAGAGCGACATGGCAAAAGGCAGCGAAGAAGCTTTCGTCGCGATGCTCAATCGCGAGATCAATCGCGCAATGCAAGCCCCGGTCGTCGAGATCCACGCCCGGCTGCTCGGGTACGAGATGGCGCTCGCGGCGATCATCGCAGCCCTCGATAAAACCGGCGCATTGCCCATCGCCGGGGCGCGGTCAGCGATCGATGCGGCGGAAACCGCGGTGGCCGAGGATGCGCCGAACGCGCCGATCCGCTCGGTGCTGCGCCAGCTGTCGGCCCGTCTCGCCCCGCCAGCACCGCCGCCAGCGCGGCACTGAATTGCACATCGAGACTTGGCATGGGGATCCGGCCAATTAGGCGGCCGTCGCCCAGTTTGATCGTCAGAATGTGGCCGAGAATGTCGATGCTGGCGATGCCGATCGGCAAGGGACGCGGCGCCGGCAGCGCGGGCGGCATCATCATGCGGCCTTGGTATCGGGCGGGTAGATGTCCGGTCTCAGCTGATGGCGATTTATGCGGGCAGAAATCAGCGCCTCAAGCTGAAGGACGCGCTCGGCCAGGGTCGGCTCGCCGGCGACGGCGGGCGGCATCATGCGGCCTCGCCAGAAGCGCGGCGCGCAGCATAGAGACGCGCCAGAAGTTCGTGTGTGATGCCAGTCAAACCGGCCTCGCGCGCGCCCCGCACCACCGCGTCCCAATGTGCCGGCGGTATCGCATCGCGCGTCTTCATCGCGCTCGCTGTGCCGATCGGCTTGCCAATGACAGTGCCGAAGGCGGCCGACCCTCCGAAGGCATCGATGATCGCCGAGAACGTCGGATATTCATCCATTTCGCGTCAAAGTCTGCTTTTTGCAGATCGCGGAGTCAAGGCCTGTGGCTGCAACATGCAGATTTCTTCCCTGCATAATGCAGAAATGGAACGGCACGAAAGGCTGAAGCTGGCGCGGAAGAAGCGTTTCCCCACTGCGAAGGCGGCCGCGGGCTACCTGCGGATGTCGTATAGCACTCTGTGCCATCACGAGGCGGGTACCCGGCAACCGAAGGACGACGAGCTGGCGGCATACGCATCGGCGTACCGTGTCAAACTGGTGTGGCTCGATCACGGCGAGGAAAATCTGTCCCCTCGCGAGGCGCAGCTGCTTGAGGGCTTCCGGGCGCTCTCCGCCGACGTTCAGAATTTTCTGCTCGCGTCCGTTGGGGGCGAAGTTCCCCGACCAACTGACGTACCCCCAGCCGAGCCAGCCCCCTCGCCCCCGGCAAGCCGCCAAAAAGGGGGGCGGTGATCCTTCAATTTCGCCTCAAACACCGGCCAAGGCCATGAGAGGCTGACGATGGCGCGGTCCAAACCGCCGACCGCCGACGATGTGCCGCAACTTCTGGAGCGGCTTTGCCGGAGCGCCGAGGGGATAGAACGGCAGCTTGCCCAAATCGCCGAGCGGATCGAGCCGTTCGATCCGGCCGACGCCAGAACCAAAGCGGCAGCGCGCGAGCCTTCGCCGCAAAGCATGCAGGAAGCCAGCGGCGCAATCCCACGTCGCCGGCAGGATGATCGCGCCGACCCTATCGTCCAGGTCGTGCGCAGCGTGAACGACAAGCTCTATTTGTTGGAAATCCACGCAAACGCGATCAGAATCCGGTTTGCCGAAATCGCCGGTGACCCGCAATTGAGCGGGCGGCTCAGGCCGTATCTGCGGAACCCGCATCGGCGCTGAGAATGCGGCTCAACGCATCTTTGAGGCAGGCCGCGTCCTCTCGCGTTAACGCGACCCGCATGCCGGCCGCCTCTCGGGAGCGGCCGAAGATGCTCACCATAACCGCCAGAGACGAACCGGATAGCGGATCGAGCACGATCTCGACTTCCTGCCCGATGATCGTCAGCACCTCTCGCTCATAAAGCCCCATCGCTCGCCTCCTGCTTCGGCTCGCAGTGTAGCATGCAATTCTGCAAATTGCAGTTGACTATCTCTGCAATGTGCAGAACTATTGCCTCCATCATCCCGACGGAGGCCGCCGATGCCCGCTTCCCGTCCCACTCCCGGAAAACCCCCGCCCACCGTCGCGGAGGCGCTGGCCGCCAAGCTCGCCCGCCTCGAGTGGCTGCACGCCGACAACCAGGCCGACCGGTTCCCGTCGTTCGCCGCCCGCCTACGCCGCGGTGAAGCCGGCGAAGCCGCGGATCAGGTGCTCGGCACGGCGCTCGGTCTGCGCGTCGACCAGCGTCTGCTGCGACAGCTTGTCGAGGGTTTCCAGCGCGCGCTGCGTCTGGCCGGCCTTGATCGGCGGCAGCGTGTAGTAGTGCGGCATGATCTGGCCGCGGCGGGGAATTTCGAGGGTCAGGCTGACCGCGCGCTCGCCGGCCCGGAGGCGCTGAACGGCGGCGAGAATTTCCTCGGCCGGCCCTTCGATCGTGACGGTTGCGGTAATCGTGGCCGCCGGCTCCCGGGTCGCGTCCATGTCGCCCCGCCTGTCGCTCTGTCGCCGCGCCGGTATAGCACGCCGCCGGTCCAGCCGGAGTACTGAGATGGAAGCCGCGCTCGCCGCCGGCGACCCGCCGCCGCTCGCCGCCGACGAGCTGCAGCACCTCACCTGGCTGGCGTCGAGTTGCCCGGCGGTGCCGCTGCTGACCAAGCCGCAGCTCGCCCGCCTGCTCGACGACCGCACCCGGCTGATCCTGGCCTTGCGCAACCTGCTGCGCTGCCCGGCGATCGATGACCGCTGGCGCGAGCCGGCCGAGCGCGTGCTGCTGCGGGTCGACGGATGACCGCCGCCGCACCGATGACCGCAACCGAGATGGCGGCGGCGCTGCCTTCGCTGATCCGCTCGCGCGGCGGCGCCGCCCGAGTCGCGG